CGCAGCAGCAGGGCAACTGCCCCTACTACTTTGGCCACGGCTTCAAGCCAGCTCACCTGTACTGCAGTTCGTTTAGCTTTAGGCATTTGCGTATGCTCATGCTGAAGGGCTGAACGAGGCCTCGTCAGCCCTTGTTGAGAGGGGCCGACATTTGTGTTCGCGCCTTGCCGGGCGCTAGCCGGTGCTGCTGCAGCAGCGTTGGCAACATGTAAAGCGCAGCCTCACATGCTTGAGCTTGAAGTAGCGCCGATAGTCCAGATCGTGGGCTTGCATTTTGCGGAGCATCTCGCTCCGCCCGGGCTCGACGGTCACATGACCTGGGTCATTACTACTTCGCACCACATGCGGGTTAGCGGCCCGCAGTCCAGGAGCTACCCCGGATCCTTACTCCCCGCGCCACCATGGGCGGGGATTATTTTTTGATGCTATAGATATGACCTTCAACGATCATCTTTAGTGAGCTTCCGTCACCTAAAATAACCGCCTTCGGCCTGTACGCATAAGAGTAGTTATACTCATCGCACTTTACTTCGAATTTATTATCAAGAATTAGCACTCGATTTCGTTTGCAACCTTTGAAGGCAGTGCCTTTTTCTCCATTATCTTCATCGTCATACCAACCAGTAATATCCCAAGAGCCAAGTATCGTATAACCCTTCAGGTCTGCTAAATCAGACTCCGATATGTCGGCAGTTGCTCCTGCGGAAACGAATAACAGCAGAAATCCAGCGATAATTTTCTTCATCATTCACCCTGTCTAAACAGGCGAGTTGCGGCTCTGGCGCAGCCCTAGGTACAAATTATTTTTTCTGCTTTCGCTTGAATACGTTACAAGCAAATTCCAACTGCCCTTCGCCAACCGAACCGGGAACTACGTCAACGAAATCCAATCCTTTTCGAGAATAAGAGTTGCTCTTAATCACATCCCCCTGTCGATTTGCTTCGGAGTAATAGACCTCCTGAAGAGTGTCCGACGTACGCTCAACACAATTAAAAACATCTAACTGAAGTGTAGACTTGTATTGAAATGCCGGGTAAGTCTTGGAGGTCCTGGCCTCATCAAAGGAATGCATGATCCATGCTTTTATCACTCCATTGCCTGCTGGGACAATCGAATCAGAATCAATCTCAACGGTCATTCCGTCTGCTCCAATTAGCGGAACCCAATTAGCAGAATGAACCGGCCCAGCTACAAACACAAAAACGGCGGCGCAAATTGCAGTAAATTTCATGAAACTCTAAATCATGCGGCAAGCAGGCGTGCCGATCCGCCCTAGATACGTCTTAATTTTTTGCGATGTTCGGTAACAACTCCAATGACGATGAGATGTTCAGTATCACTTCGAAGAGTTGGGTAATCTTCATTTAATGGAACCAACTCGAAAATCATTTCGCCCTTTGCATCGATGCCACGTGGACGATATTTCTTGAAGGTAGCTTGCTCACTTCCATTCCTCGCCACTACAAAATCCCCGGGGTTAGGTGCCAATTCAGGGTCGACAATAATGCGGTCGCCTGGTTGAAACTGCGGCGCCATCGAAAGTCCTTCCACGTCCAACGCAAAAGCCCAACGAGAAAGATCCTGATCAGTATATTCGACGGCGTATCCGGCCCCTGCCGGGTATGGCGTGTCGATGTCTCTCAACGCTCCGGCCTGCACGGACGAGATAACCGGGATGGGTCGCATTCCGATGGGTGCAGGCGAAACGTTCTCGTCAAAAGACCCGGCAGACTCTTGCCGCAGGCTTCCAGTTATAGGCGCTCGATCCCCATCATTGAGCGACCGCATAGGTCCGGCGCCTGTAGCTAGCCAATCCTCCCTTACGTTCAAAGCTCGAGCAGCTTGCAGCAGGTTCTCCCCTCGCAGGTATTTCGACTTGCCGCTAAGCCATCCATGAACACTAGGCGGCTTCACGCCGCACGCTCGCGCGAGGTCGACTTGGCTCATACCAGCCTGGTCCATCGCAAGTTTAATTCTTTCCGATAACAACATTAGGCCATCCTAATCGTTTTGTAATTAGGAGTGGCTATTGACATATCTGTTAGCTACTCCTAACATAGGACATCTGACTTAATTTCCGTCGCTACAGACAAGACATGATCCCTACTTCAAGCGAACTGATCGACAAACTCGGCGGTCCTGCAGCCGTCGCCAAGATGCTTGGCATCAAGCCTCCTTCAGTGGTGGGCTGGCGCGCCAACGGCATCCCTGACGACAAGCTGATCCGCCTTGCGCCGACGTGCGAAAAGCTGGGCATCGCGTCCCGCCAGGAGCTACGCCCGAATGACTGGCAGCAGATTTGGCCTGAACTGGGCGTAAAAATCGAAACCCAATCACAGCCGCAGTGACCGCTGCGGTTTTTTCACCCCTAAAAAGTTGCCTTTAGGCACTTTCCCTTTAGCACCTTAATCAACACTATCGCAGTCCTGAACCACCGCCACACTAGGAGAAAACCATGGATCACCCGACCGACAAGCCGAACCTGAAGCGCGAGAAAACGCTGAAGGTGCCCCTGAACGACGTCGAGCAGGACCAGCTGCGCAAGTTCTGCACCGGCCAGATCGCGCCATTCGTAAGAAACCTCGTACTCGCACACATCAGGACGGAAACGAATCGTACCGCTGAGAAACGTCACAGCGAACGGCCACGTCATGGCCATCCGCATGGCCATGCGCAACGCTTCCCCGGCCGGGCAATGGTTGCAGGCGGCTTCCAGCGGATGCGTCTTTAAAGGGGATTTCAAACCGCGCGCCCACGCCTGGGCCAGCATCGATTAACGAAAGGAGGGCCATGCCGCCACAAGAGAACCGGATGGCGACGCCGGACGAGAAAGTCGTCCACCAGGTCGAGGTCTGGCGCGACCGCGACAAGGAGGCGATCGCCAACCCTTGCGACGCCACGAAACGCGCCGAATACCGCGCCCGACAGCAGCTACGAGAAGCGGCGGACATGCTGAAGAAACGCACTACTGCCAGGTAGTAAAGAAAAAGCCCGCGTGCGAGGCGGGCTTAGTTTGAAGCAATTTTTGAGAGCAAAAACATGCGCATTGTACATCAGGGTATTGCACCCGAGGCAGCTGCATTTGCGGCTGCACAGCGATCTGCCAGCGGCAGCGCAAACCTTCCCTCCTCCGTCGACATTGAGCGCTTGCTGCGCGCCGAGAGCGGCGCCGCCCTCCGCCTTGGGTTCGGCAGCTCGACTTCGGACGCTACCTGGCGCGAGGTGTCGCGTTGAGGCCGCCGTACCAGCGACGCAACGTCGCCACCCTCCCCCGCGCTGAGCAACAGGCACACCGAGCCGCATGCCTGGAGCGCATCCCCCAGCTGCTCGAGCAGGGCCACAAGACCGCGGCCGAGATCGGGCAGCTTCTCGCCGTCCACCCATCCACCGCCTTTGCCTACCTCCACTTCCTGGCGCACGAGCTGCATACCGTGCGCAAGAACGGCGAGCTGAAGAACGGCGCCGCCCTGTGGGAGCTCGGCGCCGATCCCTCCCTGAGCGCAGCCAAGAACACCGGCGCGGGCGCGCCCCAGCGCAGCGTCGTCCCGGCGCAGCAGCTCGGCATGTGGCGCGACTGGCTGGTCGCCGCGCTGTTCGGCCCGGCGCCGCATGGAGTCGCGCCATGAGCGCCCTCCCCTGGAAGTCCGTGGCCGAAGGCCTGCCCGATGACGAACACCCTGGTGCTGATCGCGCTCAACGACGACGACGTGTGGACCGGCTACCGCGACGGCGACATCTGGCGCTACGTCGACGCCATGCCCATCACCGCAGAGCGCGTCACGCACTGGATGCCGATGCCACCGCACCCGGGCGCGGCCTGAAGCGCCGATCGATTTCGCGCGCGAGCGCACAACCGCAGCACCAACCTGAAAGGCAAGACCAATGAACCAGAACGACCAGGCTATCGAACGCCAGATCCAAGCCAACGGCAAGACCGCGCCGCGTATCACGCCTGCGGACATCGAGGCGAACATCGCCAGCGAGCACTACTTCACGGCAGGTCAAGGCGAGGCCGGCGCCATCGCAATGACCGCCGGCCTGAGCAGCATGCGAGCCTACGGTGAAATCCCCGAAAGCCTGCACCTGCTCACCTTCTGCGTCCTGGTTCTGAAGAACGGCTTCACCGTCACTGGCGAGAGCGCGTGCGCCAGCCCGGAAAACTTCGACGCCGAGATCGGCCGCAACATCGCGCGCCAGAACGCCGTGCAAAAGATCTGGCCGCTGATGGGCTACCAGCTGCGCGACATGCTGCACCGCCGTGCGGTGTTCGACGCACAGCCGCGCGTTGGAGCTGGCGCCGACCGGGCTGTAGAGACCAAGGGCTATTCCGACGGCTCGGCCTTTATAGGTATTGCACCGGTGCCGGAAGTTTCGCCGGATGGTGCCCCAGCACTGCAGCCGCACCAGCAGCGCGTGGTCGACGAGAAGCGCGATCTGGACGAGAGGCTGGCCAAGCTGGTCGCCTTCTTCAACACGCCGATTTTTGCCGGGCTGGATGAGGAAGAAAGGCAGCGTCTGGAGCACCAGGCGGCCGCGATGCAGGAGTATTCCACCATCCTGGGCGAGCGCATCGCCGCCTTCGCGCCGCTCGCCTGATCCAGCAATACCCCGCCCGGCCAGCCCGGGCGGCAACAGAACTACATCGAGAAATGCATGCACACGATCATTCTCAACCTGAACAGTCGCCGCATGCGCGGCTGCTCGCCCGATCGCCTAGGAGACACCACATGCTGACGCACAAAGTGCTGGGCCCCGACGCCGCGGGCAAATATTCGGTCGGCTATCCCGTACCCGGCACCGCCGCCTATACCGTTGTCCTCGACGGCTGCACGGCCGGCGGTGCAGCGAACGAAGCGGCGCGCCGCAACCGCCAGCAGTTGGCCGCCGACAAGCAGATCCAGGCCGAGCGCCAGGCATGCGGCCTGGCCAACACTCGCCTTCCCCGGAAAGGCAAGCACTGATGGCTGGAGACTGGATCAAGATGCGGGTCAACCTGTGGGACGACCCGCGCGTATCGCGCCTGTGCGACATCACCGACACCAGCGAAGCAGCCATCGTCGGCGGCCTGTACTGGCTCTGGGCCACCGCCGACCAGCACTCGCAAGACGGGCTGATGCCTGGCCTAACGCTGCGCGCGATCGACCGAAAGACTGGTGTGACCGGCCTCGGCGCCGGCCTGGTGCAGATCGGCTGGCTGGCCGACGAACCCGAAGGCGTGCGCCTGGTGCGCTTTGACGACCACAACGGAGCGTCCGCCAAGAACCGCGCGCAGACCGCAAAACGCGTGGCCAATCACAAGGCAAACGCGAAGGTAACGCAGGAACCGTTAGCAGGCTCAAGCGATACCGTTACTGGTGCGTTACCTAGAGAAGAGAAGAGAAGAGAAGAGTTAACTTCAAAACCTACTACCCCTGACGGGGTAGTTGTCGCCAGCCAGGCTGGCAACCCGCCCGGCCCCCGTCCGCAAGCGGCAGCAAGGCCGGAGTGCCCGCACCAGGACATCATCGCGCTGTACCACGAGATGCTGCCCGAGTGCCCCCAGGTGCGGGACTGGACGCCCGCCAGGGCCCAGCAACTGCGCGCACGATGGAACGAGGACCCGCGGCGTCAGGATCTCGACTGGTGGCGGCAGTTCTTCGAGTACGTCCGAAGTTGCGGCTTCCTCGTAGGGCGCGGCGCCGGCGACAGGCCCTTCGTTGCCGACCTCGAATGGCTGACCAAATCGAAGAATTTCACGAAAGTCCGAGAAGGAAAATATGAGTAACGACATCAAAATGCCGCCGCACAGCATCGAGGCCGAGCAGAGCGTGCTGGGCGCCCTGCTGCGCGACAACGACGCCGTCGACCGCCTGGGCGACCTGCGCGCCGAGCACTTCTACCTGGCCGACCATGCCATGATCTTCAGCGAGTTCATGCGCCAGATCGCCGCCGGCCGCTCCTGCGATGTCATCTCCCTGATGGTGGCCCTGGACGGCAAGATGCGCGAGCCCGGCGCCTACCTGAACTCGATGGCGCAGTCGACTCCCTCCGCCGCGAACATCGCCCGCTACGCCGCCATCGTGCGCGACAAAGCGGTCAAGCGCGCGCTAATCGGCTTTGGCCGCGATGTGGCCGAGAGCGCCGCCGGCTCGCCGGAAGAGGCGGCGATGATCCTGGACCGGGCCTCCTCTCGCCTGGAGCAGCTGGCCGAGGCGCGCATGCGCATCGAGCCCGTCCGGGCCAGCACCGACATGGCGGCGCACATCGGCGAGATCGAGCGACGCATGGACGGCGGCGTGAACGCGATCTCCACCGGCTACCCGGCCGTCGACGCCAAGCTCAACGGCGGCATGCGCCGCGGGGAGCTGATCGTGCTGGCTGCGCGACCGAAGATGGGCAAGACCGGCTTTGCCCTGAACGTCGCCTGCAACGCCGCGCGCGACTACTCGGTGCTGGTCCTGTCGATGGAAATGCCGCGCATGCAGCTGCACGACCGCAACATCGCCAGCCTGGGCCGGATCCCGCTGCCCCACCTGCTGCAGCCCTCGTTGATGACGCCCCAAGACTGGGAGAACCTGACCATCGCCGCGATGAAAATCGAGCAGATGAACCTGTTCCTGGACGACCAGGGCGGCCTGCGCCTGCTCGACGTGCGCATGAAGGCGAAGGGCACGAAGCGGCGCCATGGCCTGGACCTTCTCGTCATCGACTACCTGCAGCTGATGGACGGCGACGGCGACAACCGCAACGCCCAGATCGAGGGGATCACGCGCGGCCTCAAGGCGCTGGCCAAGGAACTGGGCATCGCCATCATTCTGCTGTCGCAGCTGAACCGCAAGCTCGAGGAGCGCCCGAACAAGCGCCCGATGCCGTCGGACCTGCGAGACTCCGGCGCGATCGAGCAGGATGCCGACGCTGTGATCTTCCTGTACCGCGACGAGGTGTACAACCCGGACAGCCACGACATCGGCATGTGTGAAGTCGACGTCGCCCTGTGCCGCCAAGGTGCGCCGGGCCGGGTCGCGCTGACCTACATCGGCGAGCAGACCCGTTTCGAATCCCTGGACCGCAGCTGGGTGCCGCCCAAGCCGGCCGAGCGCTCGCGTCCGCGCGGACTGGCGGCGCACTTATGACGGCGCGCCTGTTCCGCGTGGGTGCCGGCAAGACGTGGCACTACCGCTTCCAGGTCGCAGGCAAGCGCGTGCAGCGCAGCACCCGGGAAACGGTCAAGTCGCGCGCCGACCTGGTCGCGCAGAAGGCCTA